TTAAAATTTTGATTACCTATATTAGTTTCATCATCAATATTAGGAAGAAGTATATTAATTCCCGCATTACTAATGTTAAATGTATTATATGTAACACCATTTTTTATTGTAGAATAAAGAGTTTTTTTGTTTTTTAAACTCCAATTATTTATTCCTGTTTTAACTCCATCTGGATTGCCATAATTATCTGTTGCAAAATTAATATATGTAAATCCTATTCCTCCTACTGATCCTGGTCCTCCAAAATATTTTCGTAAATATGTTTCATCATTAGAAACAGATATATTCTTTGTTACTAATGTAGTTAATCTGTTTGTGTCTAATAAATTTGGATCACTTATTACATCAGTAATAACATCCATGTATCTTCGTTGACTAAGAAATGGTATACCATCAATAGGAACAACTCCTTGTTTATTTAAATGTCCTCCAAAAGCAGTTAACGCTACTTGAGCTAAAGTATTTGTAGGAAGATAAACAAAACCGTTTACTCCAATTTTTCGTGAAGCTTGTGTTTTAACAGATAGTTGAGAAAGTGCATTTTGTTTAATAGTAAATAATAAACCACGTACTGGTTTATCAAAAAAAAACTTAGATATTCGGGTAATATCGTCTGTAGTTCTTTTTAATGCTCCTCCTCTAAGAAGAAAATCAGGGGTAGTTGGAACAATAATATTAGGAATAGGAGATTGGATAAATGGTTGCCCACTATCCCCACCACCAATTTTATCCTTTCCAAATCTAAGTGATTTAAAATTAGTATAATTTTGAAGATCTAGTAATCTTGACATTATTTAGGTAAGTTACTAGTATATCTTTTTGGTGTTTTTCCGTTTAAATCTAATTTTGAAGGTTGTGGTAGAACATTATTCATACCATCGTTGTATAATTGAAATGATTTGTTTACCTCACCAAAAGCTGCACCACTAATTGAATATCCAGGATCTGACCCGTTTGCGTGTAGTGGAGATGTTTTTGTTGCTAAAGGGTTAGTAAGTATAGCTCCTCCGTTAGCTGCGGAAAGTTTTGAGCCTTTAATTGTAAGTGTATCTTGTAATCCCATAATGTAGTTTATTAATTGTTAATACTGGTTATAAATATTGGTGTAGGGTATTTTAGTTAATTTTATATAATTTTCTTATTCCAGATGATATTTCATCAACTGCTACAGAAGAAGCTTGTTGGTTTATTAATTGCATAAGTAATTTATTTGTTTCAGATAATGATGAAGCATTTGATGCATTTTGATTAGAAGAAACAGACATGTCTTGTCCTTTTTGAACTCGGTTTGTAGTAAATATAACATTATCTTCTTTAATACCTTGTGCTATAGGGCGTAGTCTTCCTTTTTCAAATTTAGATACTACCATTCCTCCACTAGCATTAATTTCTCCATCTTGAACTTGACTTGATGAGTTTCTAGTTTGATCTACAGTAGAGTTTAATGTTGAAATTGCTGCTAAAGCGGCTGCCATTGCTACTACTGTTCCTACTCCTATTGTTGCTGCTGCTAACATAGTTAATTCTCCTGCTGCTGTAGCTTGTACTAGACCTAATCTAAGAGCTAATGGACCTAAACTTCTACCTAACGCCATTACAAATTTAGCTGTAGAACCAATTAAAGATATAGTAATAATAGACCCTATAGTTAAAAAAAGTGCTTTTAATAATGTAGTGTGTTGTAATAATTCTGCTAAAGCTTGTAAGGGGCCAGCTAGTGCTTCACCCATTTTTTCTATAGATTTATTAATGCTTTCTTGAACAGATAAACGTTTGTAATCTGACAATTCCATACCTGCTGCTTTAGCTATACCTTCATCTGATAGACCTTGCCTTTTCTTTTCTGCTATAATCATGCCTGCAATTTCATCTTTTTGCATACCATATATTTTAGCAACGGCTTCTTGTTGTAATCTATTTCCAGAAGCAAATGCGGCTAATACACTTTGGTTATTACCTATTTCTTTAGTTAAACCATTTATGTCATTATTTATAGCTAAGAGTCTAGCTCTTTCATTATTAAATTCTCTTCCTGTTAATAATTCTGCTTCTAATTCATTTGTAATAGATGTTTCAAAATTCATTAATGACTCTGCTACTTTATCAACTTGTGATAAAGTTAAACCAAATTTTTTAGCTTCAGATGCTGCTGCACCTATTTTTGTTATACTATTTCCAAAATTTAAAGCTATAGTATCTGTTACTTTAGCTACATCTTGAAGAATTGATTTTCCAGTAATAGCAGTTCTGTTAATTTGATTAAAATGTCCTAATTGTTTAATAAGGGTTTGATCTTCTTTTAATAATTCTTTACCACTAGCTTTAGCAAAAGTAGCTAATTTACCTGTTTCTTCATTACTTAACCCCATTAAATTAACTAATTCAGATGCTTCTTTAAGAGTTCCTTGAGAAAAAATAACAGAAGCATCCATACCCATTTGTTGAGTTAATGCGGTTGCTGTTCTTATATAATCTGCTGATGTAAGTAAATTTAAATTTAATGTATCAAAATGATCAATAGTATGACCAGTTTCACGACCAAAGTCTGTTTGAGCTTTATTTAAACGAAGAAAACCATCTACTGCTCCTAATATTAAAGCTACAGCCATAGTAAGAGGATTCAATACTGTAGTTAGTAAAGATTTTCCCATAGATTTTATCCCTGCATTTAAAACACTAAATGAATTCATTTTTGTGTAACCTCCTGCGGCGTTATCTTCTATTTCTTTTCTTTTATTAACAACGTCTTTACCTGCAAAGTTTGTGTTTAATTGTTTTGAAGTTAATGGGATTTTACCTTCATTTTTTCTTTTTCTTTGTACTACATCAATTTCTGCTTGTAGTTCTTTATTTAATTCTTTATCTCTTTGTTTAGCTTTAACTATAGTTTTAGCTAAATCTTTCATTTCTTCATTAGCCTTTTGAATACCTAAACTTTTAGATAATCCACTTAATCCAAATTTACTTAATATACCATCAAATCCTTCTAAAACCGCTCCCCCTAAACCTAAATGTTTTTCTATTTGTATAACTTCTTCTTTTACTTTTTCAAACGCAACTTTTAAATCGGATAGTGTATTGTTTGTATCTTTTAATAGTGAGTCCCCTGTTTTTAAACTACTATTTATTCTATATATTTGAGCAGATAAACTTTTATAGGATGCTGAGGTTTTATTTAAGTTACTTTGTTTATATCTAGCTTCAGCTAATTCTGCTGATAATGTTTTTTGGGATATAGATAATAAATTTAAATTTTTATTTATTTTTACATCAAGTTTTTTAATTTCACCTAATGTTAAATCAGCATATCCTCTTTGATGTTCATTAATTGTTAAAGTTGCACTAGATAATCCTTTAAGAGCAGCATTTTGTTGACTTATACCTGAGTTGAATTGTTTTACACTATTAACTAACGAGGCAAAATTAGAAACTAAATAATCAGTATCTTCTCCAGCTTTTCTTATTTTTTCAGTTAGGCTTTCAAAAAGTAAATCAATTTCTTTAATAAATTTTGCAACATCTGCAAACTTACTAACATCAATTCCAGCACCAATCTGAGCAGACATTTTTTTAATTTCTGCTAATTTTGCAATAGCTTCATCTATTTCAGTTTGTGTTGGTTTTGCCATTTTTAAATAATTTATTATAAATATTAAATTTTATAATTTATTTATATTTAACTTTACCGGGAGAACGAGAATTAGAGATACCTGCCCAGTTTTCGCGATTAACTTTGCCTGAAGAGTCTATTAGTGTATTTTGATTTCCAGATTTAACAGCATTATTATTAACTTCTGCTTCTTTTTCGTAGAATTCTTTTATTTTATTAAAAGTAAATTGACGTAACCAACGTGGCATTTCATAGACTGTATTCCAATCGTAACCTCCCTTACCGTGGAATACAATTTCATGAATTTGATTAAATAATGCTGCTCTAAAATTAGGAGATGTTTCTTTAGTCAGGCCAAAAAAACTTAACCCCAATTGGAATATCGACTCTATCGGAACTTCCTTCGGGAAAAAAAGACAGATCTACGTCTGGTTGATGTGTTTTAATGTGTTTTCTGAGCTCTCGAGAATCTCGAGCTAATAAATTATTATCAACAAAACTTCGAATTGTTTTATTTTCTCGATCCCCACCAACGGATGTAATTATATATTTTAATCTAGTAGATAAATCCGGAGAAGCGTTTTTATTAATTTTTTTAAGACCATCTAATTCATTTTGTATATCTTGTTCATCATTATGAGATAGAATTTTATAAGTAATGTTTGTGTTTGTACTTGGTAAAGTATAATTAAATTCATTTAATCCTTTAGATATAATCATTTTTTCGTCAAACGGTTTATTATCCATTGTAGATAAATCTACAGTATGTGTTTCTCCGTTATATTCAAATTCATAATCTTTACCATAACCTAATACACGAGCCGCTACCATTATAGCATTTTTATCACCCACAATTAAATCACCATAATTTATTTTAGTTACTATTAAAGCTTGTAGCAATTTATCTAAAACAATACCTTTTTGAATATAGTTTTGATTAGTTAAAATATCTTCTTCTTTAGCAGTCATATATTTCATTTCTATTTTACCACTTGATAAAACGTTGCTTTCAGGATATAATAATCCTTTTGACGGTAAGTCAATAATTTCTGTGGGAATGTTTGGTTGTTGCATAAATTTAATTTAAAAAACTTTATTGTTCGTATATAAATATATGAAATATAAATATATTTATCAAGTTTAAATAAATATATAATTAAACTATAGTAGGGGTAGTAATAGGTTTTGGTGGTGGAGGTGGTGGGGGTGTACGTGGCGGTGGTGGTGAAGCTTTAGATGGTTTAGTTGGAGAAGATGTTGATGTAGTTGAATTAGGTAATTGAGACATTAAATAGGTGTTTGTAGGTGTATACATTTTTGAGGACATTAATTTATTTTTATCATCTGAAAATTTAGTAGGAGGTAATCCGGCAGTTGAAAAGTATCCAGGGATTGGTGATTGTTTGTTAGTAAATTGAGAATACTCTGTTGGATCATCTATTAATTTATATTCAGGATTATATGTGTTGTCTAAATTACTAGCTTTTAATACTTCTGGTAGTGTTGCATTACCCGACAATAAACTATTTGTTACAGATTTACCACCTTGTTCATTAATTAAATCAATATATTGGTTTAAAGGACTATAATTTTGAGAATATACTTTAGAAGGTGATGTTGAGTTCTTTGAAGTAGGAGTTCCAGTAGATGTTTTAGGATAAACCGTATTATCTTTGGTAGTAGTTCCTACATCTAAACGTGATATTTTTAAACTTCTTAAATCACCTACACTTAAAAATCCTTTTTTATTAAAAAGAAACCCAGATAATAAACTAAAATCTGAACTTAAATATGGGTTTAAGGAAAAGTATTTTTGTTTAAAATTTATTGTAGGACCAGCGGGATAAGCAGATACAGTAGGGGTTCCAGTAGTTGAAGCAGGATATTCAGTTTGTATATCTTTTCTTAATTTATCATCAATATCATGGTCTTTTAAAGCATTATATAATGATTTACGATTTATTTCTTGTGGCATTTTATTATAAATATTAGATGATAAAAAAAGCCTGCATAGCAGGCTTAATTTTAAATTTTATATTAAATTAGAAATTTAAGATACAATAATCCATACCTAAATTAACTGTAATTTCTTGTGCTGCATTTTCATCATCCCAACTGTACTCACCAAACTTTGCAGATTTAATAAATGCTCCTTTAATAATCCATTCTGATACTATGTCCCCTACAGGGCCTAAAACATCAATAGTTAAATCTTTTTTGTAAAAATCAGAATAACCATCACGACCAGTAACAGATTCATGATGTAAACGTACCCATTCCATTACGGCTTGAGCTCCTGATGGAGTTATAGGATCAAATAAAGTCATTTCTATATCATCCCACAATGCTTTACCTTTAATTTTACGATAAACATTAATGTGATTTAATTTAATTTCATCCATTGTTACACCTACTGCACCTACTTTTTTAATTACATATGATGGAATACCATCTACATACATAATAAAACGATTCTTTTGTTTAGGTTCAAATGCTGTGAAAAATATTTCGTTTGGTGATAATACTGCCATTTTTATTTTTTTATTTTTGTTTATTATACATATTTAATTTTTATAAAATCTTCCCCTATTTTCAAGAGGAAGATTATTTAAAATATTATGCTGGGAAAGTTGCTCCAGTTGGTGTAATATTGAAGTCTAAATATATAAATTCAGCTGTTTTAGCAGGTTGAATAAAAATTTGACCCATTAATTCATTTCTATCAATTACATCTGGAGTATTATTTGATTCATCCATTACTACTTTAAAAGCATATAAACCTTGACGTTGTTGAACACTTGTTAAGAATGGATTAACTTGACCTAAAAATTGATTTCTAGTAGCAATTGTATTTTGTTCAAATACTAAGTTATTAGCTACTTGAGAAATATAAGATTTAAGAGCAATTAATAAACGTCTTACATTTACACGATCTAAAGCTGATGCTTTTGATTGTAGTGTTTTTTGGCCATATACTACAATACCTGATCCAGGGAAAGTAGCAATTGGGTTTACTTTATTACTATATAAAGTATCACGTTGTGTTGCTGGTAATTTTTGTTCTGCGCGGATTACTGTTCCTAAACCACCACGATTAATACCTGCAGGTGCAAACCAAGGTTCTGCTATTGAGTCATTAAAAGCATATACACCACCAATTACTGTTGATGCTGGTACGTAAACATTATTTCCAGTTTCTGGGTCTATTACTTGTACCCACGGCCAATAAGAGGCTGCATATGAAGTATTTCTTGCTGCTGCTTTTGAAACAACATTATTTACACTATCTCCAAAATCAGTTAAGTCAAGAACATAAATATTATCACCACGATTTTGAGTATTAGTAATAATTGCTGTTACTTGAGAAGTATGTAATTCATCTATTAAACCAGGAGTTAATAATATATTAAATTGGAAATCATCTTTATTTGATAATAAACTAATCATATTATCATAACATCCACCTGTTAAACCTTGAGTATCAGTTGCTGAAATATTTTTGTAAAAATTTGCTCCTCCTTTTATTGAACCTGCTGCTCCACCAAATGAACCACTACTATTTATTGGAAGTGATGATGTAAATTGAGTTTTAGGAGTACCATTATTATCAAAATAATTTAAAGTAGTATAATTTACTTGTTTTACTCTAACATAAGCGGATTTAACAGCATAATCACCTACAATATCTATTTGATTAGTTACTGAATTGTAACTTTTTAATTGATCTCCTATAACACGAGAAATAAAATTTACTGAATTAGGATCTAAAGATAAATTAGTATATGTTTCTAATACTACTTGTTGAAGCGTATTATCGTTTCCTCTTCTAATTATTAAATC